AACCACCCGCCGCACTACACCGCAGGTGGGATCGAGACCATCGACTTTATCGAGGCGAAGAACCTCAACTTCCGGCTGGCTAACGTCGTGAAGTACGTGTCTCGCGCGTCCCACAAGGGGAAGCAGCTGGAGGATCTGCGCAAGGCGCAGTGGTATCTGTCCCGCGAGATCATGGCGCTGGAGGCTGCGAAGTGACAGAGCAAGAACGCATGGAACAATTCTACGAGGAGCACGTGGGCAAGGCGTTTCCGTCTTTCTGTTCGCTGTTCTTCAACTGGCAGAAAAGTTCTGACGGTGGCTATGCAGATGGTGTCACCCGCATGTTGTGGGCGGCGTGGCAAGGCGCGCAGTACGGCGCGGTAGATACGTACGAGCAGCAGTGATGGACGCTAGGAACCGCTTACATAAAGACATACGCGAAGCGATGGACGCCACGGGACTGCCGTGGACTGCGACCATAGGCGGGGCGCATATCAAGCTGAAGCTGGGGAACCGCCTTGTCGGGATCTGTCCGACTGACGGGGCGAAACTGAGCGCGTTCGGAATGCAGCGGGCGATGATGAATACCGTGAATCAAATCCGCCGTGCGGCGGAGGAGATCAAGGAGGCTGAACGTGCCGCTAGTGACCGTTGATTTTGAAACATTCTACTCAAGCCACATTGGGTTCAAGAAGCAGACGACCGAGGAGTATATCAACGACCCGCTGTTCCAAGTCATTGGCGTGGGCATCAAGGTCGATGATGGTGTGACTACATGGCATGCGGGTGAGGATGCAGGCAAGGCGCTGCGGGCTATCGACTGGGCGTCGTCGGCTGTCCTGTGCCACAACACGCTGTTCGACGGAGCGATCCTGACATGGCGCTATGGCATCAAGCCCGCGTACTTGTTCGACACATTGTCTATGGCACGTGCCGTCCATGGAGTGGAGGCAGGCGGCTCTCTCGCTGCGCTGGCTGAGCGCTATGCACTCGGCGAGAAGGGCACTGAGGTGGTGAATGCGTTCGGCAAGCGGCTGGAGGACTTCAGCCCGGAGGATCTGGCGAAGTATGGGGAGTACTGTATCAACGACGTGGAGCTGACATACAAACTTTTCCACAAGCTGGCCGCAGGGTTCCCTGAATCTGAGCTAGATCTTATAGACATGACGCTGCGCATGTTCACCGAGCCCCAGCTCCAACTGGACGACGCGCTGATGGTGGACAGGTTAGAGGCGATTCAGCAGGAGAAGCATGACCTGCTGACGCAACTGACTGACGAGCTGGGTACGAATGAAGAAGGCGTAAGGAAGATATTGGCGAGCAACCCGAAGTTCGCAGAAGTGCTGCGGACGTTCCACGTAAAACCGCCCATGAAGATCAGTTCTACCACGGGCAAGGAGACTTACGCGTTCGCCAAGACTGATGAGGAGTTCATTGCCTTACAGGAGCATGAAGATCCGTTTATCCGGCAACTGTGCGCGGTGCGTCTGGGAACTAAGAGCACTCTCGAAGAGAGTCGGGTAGAAAGATTCATCAACGTCGGCAAGCGCAATAAAGGCAGCCTCCCCGTCCCGCTCAAGTACTACGGCGCGCACACAGGGCGCTGGTCTGGGATGGACGCGGTGAATCTTCAGAACCTGCCGTCGAGAGACAAGGCAAAGAAGGCGCTGAAGAACGCGATCATCGCACCGCTCGACAGTGTGGTGATCAACTGCGACTCCTCGCAGATTGAAGCGCGCGTGCTGGCATGGCTGTCTGGACAGGACGACGTGGTGGATCAGTTCGCACGGGGGGAGGACGTGTACTCCATCTTCGCTTCTAAAGTTTATGGCTTTGAGGTGAGCAAGGAGTTCCCGACTGAGCGCTTCGTGGGCAAGACATGCGTCCTCGGTCTCGGGTACGGCACCGGAGCAGCCAAGCTGCGGCATACGTTGGCAACGCAACCGCCCGGTGCGGACATCGAGCTAGAAGAGTCTGAGCGCATTGTCAGGCTCTACAGGGATAGCAACTACCGCATCGTGGACTTGTGGAGAGAGTGTGACCAGACGCTGCGCGACCTCTGCGCAGGTGTAGGTAAGCCGTATTACCTCGGCAAGCATAAGTGCGTGATCGTCTGTGATGAGGGTTTGAAACTGCCGAATGGCATGTATATCCGATACAAGGATCTCCGCGCTGACGGTCGTGGGCACGTCTATTCCTCCCGCAAAGGCCCGGTGAATATCTGGGGCGGTACGATGGTGGAGAACGTCGTGCAGGCGTTGGCTCGGATCATCGTCGGTGAGCAGATGCGGTGGATCTCCAAGCAGTATCGCGTAGCGCTGACCGTACATGACGCGGCGGTTCTGGTGGTACCTGAGACGGAGCTGAGTGCCGCTAAAGAGTACGTGGAGTTGTGTATGTCTACGCCACCGGCATGGGCGAAAGGATTGCCGGTTGCATGTGAACTGAAGTTTTCTGAGTCATACGGCAGGTGCTGAGATGAGGTACGTGGAAGGAAAGGAAGACAGCAAGATCCCGATTAGTTGGGAAGTTGCCATGGCATCGAAGCGGAACAAGGGCACTAAAAAGTTTGTGCCAGCCAACAAGAAGTATCCGGGCGATGAGAAGTTTCTGAGCATGTTGGAGACCATGGACACCGCTGAGATTGCGGCAGAGTTCGGCGTTACTCGGCATACGGTGCTGAACTGGATCAAGCGACGTGGGCTCAAAGATGCCGCGAAAAAGATCCGGTTCGTTGAACGGATCGAGAAGGCGAAAGTGGAAAACCCGCCCGCTAGGGATCGGTCGCCTGAAGGCTGGCTGATGGAACTGTGGGCTAAAAAACGTCTGAGCAAAGCACAGGGGATCAACGGATATCGGTGGACTAGGCAATGGCTTGCTTTGGAAGCCTGAATGGACGCGCACGCCTCACCGCCGACGACGTGCGCCTGATCCGCCAGCTTCATCCTGAGTTGAGTTACAGAGTGTTGGCGCGGAAATTTGACGTGAGTAAAAGAGCAATCGAGTCTGTTGTGACTCGACAATCATGGAGGCATGTGGAATGACCAGAGAAGAAATTATCGAGATGGTGGAAGAGGCTGGCCCGATTGTAAGGACGCCGTTTGATGTGTGGTGCAGAAGATTCGCCGCCCTTGTTGCCGCAGCGGAGCGGGAGGCGTGTGCATCAATCCTAGATCGCAACGCAGAAGTCTGCGGTACAAACTCCGCAATGCGTGACGTTCTAGCCGGTAACGCGCTCGCCATCCGCGCACGAGGAGAACAGGAATGAAAAAAGTTATAGCGTTGGGTTTGATGGTGTTATCTTCAGCCGCTTATGCGGCGACGGAGATTCTTGAGTGGACGCCCCCTGAATTCTATGTGGATGGCATGGCACTTGATCCTGCGACCGAGATCCTGTCGTACACATTGTATTACGGACAGGAGCCGGGCAATTACACGCAGCAAGTGACGATCACGCCGGATGCCCGAGAGCATACGATCAGCGGACTGTCTGGTACGTGGTTCTTTGCCATGACGGCGACATCGGTGGAGCTGGAAGAATCTGCTTACTCCAATGAAATCAGTCGCAAGTTCACGAAAGGCAAGCCGCGTTCATTCACGATCCGATTCAGAGGTCGCGGGGAATGAAAGTAATAGAGCGGGATCTTTTACGGACCATCTGCCAGTTAGTTGCTGCCGCAGAACGTGAGGCGTGTGTAAAAGTATTAGAAGAACAAGCAGGGAGATATCCAAAGGAAAGACAATTTCACGCACAAATTAGTTTTGCTTATCGAATCATTAGAATGATTCGACAGCGCCACGGCGAGACTAGTCTTGATCCTGTTAGATCAGATGAAAGTATCAGGACTGTCTTAGATATGTGCGAATCGTTCTCTCAGCCTATACAGATTACTTCATCAAAGGCGCGGCAATGGACAGACAAAAGCTAATCGAACTAGCGCTTGAGGCAGGGTTACTGCAGAAAGTAGACGGCGGCTATCAGATATCTAAGTACGCATATCTGTCTGATATCGAGTTGTTTGCCAGAGCGGTTGCCAAGCAAGAGCGCAAGGCGTGTGTTGCAGAAATCCTTGAGCAGATTATAAATGAGCAGATTAGAGTTGTGGAGACCATTGAGCAGATCGTAGATGGGCAGATTGGAGAGACGGGATGAACATCATCCTGACCTGCGGGCATAAGGTAGACTCGCTGGACCGAGCGTACCCCGTCATGACTAAAGCCTTCGATAACCGAGGCGAGAAGGCGGTGTCGCATCGGGTTGTGTGTGGGTCGTGCGAAGACATGTACCGACAGCAGGGTGAGATTTTCGACACTGAACAAGACGCGACTGAGTGGTTCAAAAGGGGGTCATGGTGAAGCTAGACGATAAGGAATATTACGAACGAAAGCGCGCCAAGTATGAGGAGATGGTCCTCTACATCATATTCGGGTGGATGGTGCTGGGCGCTACGATTCTGGGATGGGGGTTGTACAGATGGGTGATGATTTGAATGAGGCTAGGGCTGACTCCGTGGTCTTGCGCATGGCTGTGTTCGATCTGTACAGCGAGACGAACTCGCTGATCAAGCAGGATCTGCGGTTTGTGAGCGGACGCAGGAGCGCACGGATCAGTCTGAGGAACATGAAATATAGCCTAGACAAGATCAACGAACTCCATCGGGAATTGGTAGACTATATAAATCGGAAAGAGGAACAGGATATCGAGTGATGGGTATCAAGTGGTCGTTCAGCGGCTTGAAGGATTACGTCAACTGCCCGCGTCAGTACAACGAGGTGAAGATTCTTCAGAACTACACCAAGGCGGTGACGCAGCAGATGCAGTACGGCACGGACGTACACAAGGCGCTGGAGGACTACGCGCGGGATGGGACTGAGCTGCCGTTCTTTTATCAGCGGTTCAAG